CCCTACGAGATTTTGCAGATCCCTGACTAAACCACTCATCCAACAAGCCATGTAGCCCATGCCTGAATCGAACAGGCAACTTTTGATTAGGACTCAAGGGTTTTATCCGTTAAACTAATGGGCCATTTAATGTTTGCTATGTTCACACACCACAAACACTTAGATAATTAACACTTTACACAAAATATGTACCGTTATCCAAGGAAGGATCGAACTTCCGCTAACAGAACCAAAATCTGTTGTGCTACCGCTACACCATTGGACAGTGGTCCCGGAGGGATTTGAACCCACGATCTCGATGTTATGAGCATCTTGCTTTCACCACTAAGCCACAGGACCTTAAAAATATGCAGGAGCCTTCACAGACGCCTGCATATAACAGCTAAATTTTTAACCAATAATTATCCTAAAAACTCTCTCAACGCAAAGTTAAGTACTAACCCATAATATGGCAAACATTAAAATATAAAAAGGATTAAAATACCTACTTCTTTTTTTTCTTCTTCTTTTTAGTGTCTTTTACTCGTTCAGCTTCGTTTTCGGGCTCCACAATGTCACCTGCTTCTTCCTGAATCACATCTGTATCAAGAAGCGTATTGTATTTAACTTCCTTATTTTTATCAAATTTCTCCGATTCTGCCACATCCTTATCTGACTCCTCATCTTTATCCAATTCCGGCTCAGCGACATTGTTTTTATCTTTCCCGATTATACCTATTTGGTAGCCTCTTAATTCTACTTGCATTAATTTCAGCTTCGATTCTAACTCTTGTATTGTTTTGGACCCAACCGAAACCTCGTTTTCCAAATCTCCTATTCTGATCCTGGCTTCAATCAATGCATTTGATTTCTTTTTTAATTCAGATGAGATACTGTTTTTCTTTTCTTCCAAGTTTCTGATTTTGTAATTAGCCTCATCAAGATCAGACCTGGCTTTGTCGAGATCGACATTGACAGCATCAAGTTCTTCCGTTTTCTTCTTGACGCTTTTTATCAACTTTTTCTGATTTTCCTTCAAGGCGTCAATCTTTTCCTTAGACTCAGAAAGATCTTTGCCAACAGATAAAATCTCTTTATCCTTTGAAGCGATATCTGACTTGAGTTCGGAAAGCCTTTCCTTGTAAGAAGCGGCCTTATCCTGCATTTCCTCAATTTCCTTTGCAAGATTTTCGGATTTAATAGCTTTCTCCCTGTACATTGACAGCTTGCTGTCTGTGATGAATGTAAAACCTAACATGCTCATTTTAAAAATATTTAAACATTACTTAACTCCAGAACTACCAAGACCTTTTTCTCCACGTTCATTCCCGTCTTCTACCTCAATATCTGTTACTTCTTCCAATACCATTTTGTATTGTGGAACGATTTCCATCTGAGCTATTCGATCGTTTTTGCGGATTACGGTCGGTTTTTTATTGATTTTAGTAAGATTAACCATATACTCTCCTTTGTAGATAAATTCGCATTTGCCAGGAGCGTTAGTAACTACCACTCCCTCGTCAAAAGAGAATCCAGATCTTCCTTCCACATTCACACACCAACCTTCTGGTATATTCAACCTGAATCCTGTTCCGATTCTAACAGAATAACCTTGATATAAGGTAATTGATTCAAAATCGGAAGGAACATCTATTTCTACTCCCATGTCATTCATCATCTTCACTACTCTATATGCACGAATATCACAACAGGCATCACCATCATGTTTGTATTCAGGTGCCACGACATCAGGATACAGCTTCTTAATACCTACCTGAACAGTCTTCTGATACCCTGGAGTCAAATACGATTCAGGTATTTTATTAACGACCTTATCCTCTTTTTTATGTTTGTTGTTCTTTTCAGAAACAGTATCCTTCTTATTATCTTCTTTTTCATAAAGAAGTCTTTCAATATCTTCTAACTTATCCATAATCATATTTTTATAGTACAATAAACAATACCTTCTTTTTTTATGTCCTTCGTTGATTCATAGCACTCACGAAAAGTACTTATGTCTGCATCATTAGGATCATCGACCCACTCATCTCCTTGCTTATATTTTTCTCTGGTTTCTGAGTAGATCATACATAATTTATCCCCATGCTTCGCCATAATCCTTTCTTCTGTCACTTTCCTACGAAGCTTAATAAGGGGAAATCTTGTAACTATTTCTACTGTCATTCTACACAATCTTTAAAAGCCCAAGAGATGTTATTCTCCTGGGCTGATGTTTATATTAAAATGGAAGGTCATCTTCTTCCATAGGAGGAAAGTTCGGCATCTGTGCTTGCGGCTGTGGCTGCGTCTGATGCTGAGGCTTGGTGCTCCTTGTAGCAGGCGCCGGGGCAGGTGCAGCAGGCTGAGCAGTCGGCTGTGGCGTATAAGCCGGTGCCTGATACTGTGCTGGCTGTTGAGCAGGTTGTTGGTAATTCTGATACGGAATAGCACTCGGAACAGACTGAGGTTGTTGAACCTGTTGAGGAGCAGCCGCCTGCTGGGTATAAGCCTGAGGAGCTGTAGGCTCTTGCTGAGTATTACTTCCTAAACCTAATTTAGCCATTATACCTGCTCTGATGTCTTTAATAGAATCATTGAACCTGTTTAAATATTCCTTAATCTTCTGATAAGTAAAGTTGTTTTGAGCTGAATAATCAAGGCTTTTATTACCATCAAATCCTGTAACCTCAACAGGATCAGGCCAGCCATTTACGCCCTTTTTATAAAAACGTTCAACAAGCTGATCATTTTCTCCGTCTACTCCGGCATACGCGATAATAAGTTCCGAAGATCCAAACTCATCATCTTTCTTCTTCTTAAAGACATTGAAATAAATTTCACGACTGAAATCGATGTTTTCGTAGTATTTTACGAAGCTCTTAACAAAGCCCTTGATATTTCCTTTTTGATTAACGAGAGGTATGGAAATACAATAGTTTTCATTAAGCTCGTAATCTTTTAATACGATAAGGAAATTAGTAACAGTATTTCCATTAGAGAAAGTACTTGACTTTAACCCGATGTAGTTGATGTACCCAACTACTCCATTATAATACTCTTTCCAATATCCTGCCGGCTGACCGCTATTAGGATTTATGTGCTGAACAAAACCTTCTTTTGGTTCGTTACTTTTTTCATACAAGTTACCATCTGAATTAATATACAAATAATAAGTTGTACCAAAACTTCTGTTTTCTCTAAAAGCCATATTATTAATTGTTTATAGATTATACAATGTTTGATTTAAGACGTATGTTGATTCGTATTTAGGATTGAACATCTTTATCATCTTATACTGATCAGACCAATCCATGACAGTATCTCCTTTTATAAGTGATTTTACGGAAGACAGTATATTTTCCTTACCGATAGAAAAATTAAAACACGGACCTTCGAGCGCATTCAAAGGCATTGATTCCATTATCTTTTTTCTATTTCCAAAATCCTCAGACATTACCGTTATGCCGTTTTCTTCATCTACCTTGACATTAACAACATTATCCACCAAAGTCATGGAATTAAGAACCGATATAAGTAAATCCCTATCAAACTTAACACTCGACGATTTTTCGAATTTGCTACATACGTATTCGTAGTTAGGATACTGTTGTTCTACGTTCATATCCGATATAATTACATTATCAAAGCATAAGAACGTCCTAACTCCATCTGTAGAAATACTGATCTCCGTATCTTTATCAGATAGAAAGCGGTACAAGATAGAAGCCGCAACCTCGCTTAGCATAATCGACCTTTCTTCTGATGCATTAGCATACTCTTTCCTGTTTATAAACAGACGGAACATATCAGTAGAAACAATGTCAATATAGTCCTTCTTCACATTAAGAAGAATCGAGCATATAGCTGGTCTAAATTCATCCGATCCAACAAACGCAAAAGATCTTTTCATAGACTGAATGAAAGACGAACTCATAACACGAATACCGTCACCTACAGGATAAAAGAAATCAGGGAAAGCCTTATCCTCAATCCAAGTAGAAGAAAAAGATCCTCTATCGTATTTAAAAACGATACTGTAATCATTTTTAATCTCTATCTCTATATCCTGGTTATGATTTTTAAAAAATGAAATAAGAGTCCCGGCATCTACTAAAAGAGAAAACTTCTGGTCACAAGAAATATCAGTATTCACATCG